CATCTCCAATCACAAGCTTTGGAAAGAAGCAAATAGACAGGCTTGTTCAAGGCTCCTGCTAAGTGAGCAACTGATGTATCAACGCTTATGACTAAATTTAAATTCTCGATTATAGCGGCGGTATCTTCTAAATCTTCTATTGATGGACTTAAATCAATAATATTCATGCCCTCAATCTCTTTTTTTGCTTCACCAATCTGCAAGCTAAAGAATTGAATCTTCTCTAATTCAAAAAGTGGTTCTAGTAGAGATGCTTCAATAGACCTATATTTATTGAGGTAGTTTTCTTTGTTGCCGGTATAAACCAAACCAACTTTTAGAGAAGAACTAAATTCAGAAAGTTTTTTCTTCCATTCTTGAGCTTTTTCTTGTTTTGCAAAAATATATGGTGTGATGTGCGGAATATTATTTAAATCCAATTCTAGAATCCCCGGAATACTTGCCATGTAAACACAAGCACCACAATTTTCCACATTACAAGCTTCCGTAATTATTTGATCAACACCATTCAATCGCGAAAAGAGAGATTTTATATTTTGTCCGCAATGGAGAATTACTTCAGCTTGAGTAACTTTTTTAACCAGAGGCAAAAAGCGAACGAACTGAATATTATCTCCAATCCCCTGCTCCGAACGAACAATTATTTTTTTGCCCGGTAAAGGTTGTCCCTTCCAGTAAAAACTAGAAAACGGGCTTAATGCATCAATAAACTGATTGCTCTTTATTCTCCATTCATATTCAGGCCAACCTTGAAGATATCGTCCTTGAGAGAGTAAAGTTATACCCAAAAAAGTATGAGCTTCCGCGTAGTCAGGCTCCATTTTTATAGCAAGATTTAAGTAATGAATGGCTTTTTCATGTTCTTGAAGTAAGTAGTAAATAGAACCTAGATTTAAAAATAATTTTTGTTTATTGGGATCTAGAGCGATAGCTTTTAAATAAAGCTCAGCAGATTTAGCTAGTTGACCCTCCTTAAAGGCATTGTAAGCTTTAACTTCTAGATTGGAGGGTTTCATAAAACTTTACACAGTAAAACCAAAGTTATTTATTCACTATTTAAAATAAAAATTCACTAATTGCAATTTAACATTCCAAACCAAACCCACCCACTCAACCCTCTACCATCATGACCTACACCATTAGCCATCCAAACATATTCATCTCTTCTATAGGCATTATTAATTGAGATAGTACTGCCATTCAAAACCATTCCAACAACTTCAAAGGAAGAATCATCCCTCACATTAACGGCCTCATATCCATTTTGATAAATAACTGTGCAAGTAGTAAGTGCTGTTTGTTGAATTGGAACTTGTCTTGAATTTAATGAAGTTGTTTGCTCATTGTTTAGGTTTAGTTCAGCTAATAATGGGTTTCTGTAATCGTGGCAACTACCCGCAAACATTGTGTCATGATTACCGTTGCTGGGGTAGATATCTAAGAAGTTATTGCACGGAATCTCATTGACTTTAGTGTGGGCACGACCATACCTTATCCCATCCATTGGTACGTCATGGTTGAAGTGAGTTAAGTAATTTGTTAAAGCAAAATTTCCTTCATAGGTTAGCGGATTTCCATCAAAAATATTATTTAAAGCTTGTTTACACGTGGAGTTAGCACCTTCACCACTAAAATCATAAGGTTGAGTTTCTCCCGCAGGATTCCAACTATCAAAAGTTGAATTTATACCGACTGCTAGCATCCTATTCAATGCAATTGCCGCTATTGCTTCACATTGATTTAGATCAGGAAAATCTCTCATCTCATATTCAAGAATTTGCATAATACTTCTATATGCTTGGTTCTGAAAACGAGCGTCTTTTTGCAAATAACTTATTTGTGGATATCTAGATTGCTGAGTTCTTACATTGAAACTACTACAAGAATAAAGAAGTAAAGGTGCTAATAGTGCAACTCCTCTAGCTGAAAATTGTTGAATTTGTTTATATTTGATTCTCAAATTAACTTGTCTGAACAAAAGATGATCAAGTTAACATAAGTGAATTCAAGAAATCATATTACTAAGAATGACTTAACTATTTTGACGATATATGGTTTGAAAATCTACAGACCAAGGAATATCAACAATAATTATTAATTGAGAAAGAACATTGAGTATATGTGAAAGTTGTCATGGAGCATGCTGCAGAGCTTATAGATTAACAATAATAATTTATGATTTTCTTGACTTGGTTAATTTGGTTGGTTTAAAAGAAGCCTCTCAAGGGATAGCTTTTGAGGGAGTACCTTACAACGAAAATTATTTTAATAATAAAAGAATGATGTTTCCATTTATTTTTGATGATGCCGAAAACGGTGATAAACAAATGTTCTATTTATGCCTCAAAAGGGTTCCTTCTCAGCTTTTAGAGGGTGTAATGCAGTGTACTTTTTTTAAAGAAGAAAAAAGAGAAAAACAAGAAATCAATCCAAATATCCCCAACCACTCAGAACATCTTGGAAGCCAATACAAAGGTTGGTGCGGTGTTTATTCTCATAGACCGACTATGTGTCGTACCTACCCAATTGGTTTAAATACTGAAACATATCAATCATTCCTAATTCGACGTGAAGATGCACCACAAGCAGCCAAAAACAAAGCTCTTCACCTTTGTCCAAAATCAGAGCTTTCACTGCAAGACTTTGGATTAGACAATCAAGATGCTTACATGAACAAAATGAACGAGGTCTTACTAAATGAAGCTCGTAATCAAGCTCATAACCAAGCTGTTCAAAAGTGGAACTCTCAGCCCAAACGCTCTGTAAAGAATGTAATCCCATTCATCCAAAAAGTAGGAAAAACCTCAATACTTGTAAAATCTCAGGTGCAAGTTAATAAGCCTAATCTAACACCCGAAATTATTTCTTCTGCAAGCAAAGCAATTAAACAGGAAAATGCTCTTTAGAAAAACTTTGTGTGGTGCAGGAAAATAAACTAATCTTTTAGCCTAAAAATTCTGTGCAGTAAAACTTACTGAAAAAGGATAAAAAGCTGTATTAGGAGGTAATGCTGGAGCCACCGGAACGTAGTAATATGACCCTCCACCCTGCTGAGATGGTATTAATCTGAGTTTGGGGAAGGTGCCAATCTGAAACATATTGATTGAAAACAAATGAGTTAGTGAGATTTAATTCTTCAATGGCTCCATTGATGTATGCATTTAGTGATTGAAGAGAAATTCCCAAGAAGCTATTTTGACCGGTATATCTTTGAGCCGTTTCGTTAAGACTCTGAACATTTATTTCTCCCCTAGAACAATAAAATGTCACATCTTGTCTTCGTACTTGAGAATTCAAATGTTCAATAGGCTTTTCTGGCATTCTGACGACTTGAATGTAAGCAGATATAGGTGGAACTATTAAAACCATTGAAATAACTAGTGTTAGTACATTTTACTTTAAACCATAAGCAATCAAAAGTGAAAACTCAGTCAATTTTATTTAAAAAATCATTTGTGGCAGGTTAGAACGTCCACCCGCAAACTGGTATAAACTTATTTAGCTTTTTTGTTGATATAAGCGGCTTCTAAGGCTTTTATTTCGTCTAGCAAGTCAGCTATTACACGAATAGCAACAGTTTTATACGGATTCCGTTTAGGTGTTCCGTCTTTGTTTTTACCGCCTTTGTTTGTTACTGACATTAAAACTATTAGTTACCACTTAATCTATTAACATTCTACCTGTACAAGTTATTTCATTGCAAGTTTTTATATTTTCTTTTGGCGTGTACGGGCTTTACGGGGCTACGCTATCGCTTCGGCCTCCTCGCTACGCTGCGGGGGCTAAACCCCTGCAATCCCTCACGCATTTAAAAGGCTGGGGTTTTAATCGGTGCAATCAAAGTAAATAGAATCTAGTGGCATGAATGCCCAAAACAAAACATTATACGTTCGTTCGGGTTCGCTTCAAGGTCGCAAGCTTCCTATTCCGCTCACCGCTTCACTCACTAAAGAGAACCGCTTTTACGTCGGGCATCATGCCACGGTTTTAACCTACTCTCAAGCGGTTATTAATAAATTTACTATATTAATTTAAACTTGTTAACGGGTTTAATATCGCTTACAATGGTTAATGTAAGGTTTTTAAGTGGTAACTAAAAATGCAAAAAGTAGCTTTTACAGGTTCAAGAAAAGGTTTTCAAAATCAAACTTTAGTCTCTCGTGTTGCTCGTCAAGTCCACGCAGCGGGTCATCTTGTTTTGGTTGGCTGTGCCAACGGTGTGGACGCAGTTGTACGTCATTCCGTTCCAGCTCAGGTTTTTAAAGTTGCTTCCCCATTTTCCGGCACGGGTTCATCCCTGGCGTCAGCTCTCGCTCGTCGTTCCATCTCAATGGTTCAGGCTTGTTCTGTTCTCGTTGGGTTCGCTTCTGTTCCTTGCCCCTCGGGCGTTTCTCCCGCTTCTCATTTTGGGGCTTGTGGTGGGTCTGGCACGTGGGCTTCTCTTGCTTACGCAGTTTCGCAAGGTGTACGGGTATTTGTGTTCCCCGCCCCTGGTATTTCTCTTCCTCCTTGGGCTGGTGGTCAGTGGGTGCAGGCTTGCCCCTCGGGTTTGTGGTCTGGTTCTTTTGTTTGGCAGCCCTCCGCCACTCAATTAAAACTTATTTAGGGCTGTAGCCCCTCTTTTGGTGTCTCTCTAACAGGCATCAAAAAAGGGATTAAGCTCGCAACTTAACCCCTTAAATCACATACTTAGCAAAGCAAAAATCATGATAACACTCAATCGCAAAATCAAAGCATTAACAACACTCACAGACAACGAACGTTCTACAGTCATTGAACGTGGTCAACTTGGAGAGGTTGTAATAAATTACAATCCGGGTCAAAAATTCGCCGAAGTTGTAGTAAAAGGCGGCTACTCTATCGAGGGTACAGGCTATAGAATGGACATTACAGACTTTAAAAACGCTTTTCAAATCATCAACTAATAACGGAGAATCAAAATATGAAAATTATCAACGCAAAAGTAAAATGGCCTTCTGGAAAAATCATCAACACCGAATACGGCCAACGAATTAATGTAGTCCTCATCAGTGATGAAGGGGAAGAGATTAAGCTATGGGGCAACCCGGGCGACCAAATCGGCCAACTTAAAAAAGGCGAAAATGTACAATTACTGAAAGACGAAAAGGGAAAGCTTAAATTGATAGATAATTCAATTGATGAAGACCCCGACCCCGTGCAGACACACAGCCCCGCAAGCGGGGAAATGCTGACGCAAGGCAAAAAGCTTGCTGAATGCGTCGAATTGATGAACAGCTTGCTACCTCAGTACAAAAACGAACCGGAGTTAATTACAAAGCTAGGAACGAGTTTATTTATTCAATTGAACAAATAAGTTATACTAATTCCTAACCCTCTGTCGTTCTGTTACCACTTTCGGCAGGGGGCTTTTTATTTGTTAACAGGTTTACAAACACCAACAAAAAAGATAAACTTGTTAACAGGTAAACTTAAGGAGTGGTAACAATGCAAAACCCAGAGAAACCCGCCTATCTTGGAGGAAAGCAAAAAAAAGCCGAATACGAAAGTACACATGTAAGGGTCCCAAATCCTATTAAAGAAGAAGTCTTAAACATTATTTGGAATTGGAGAAAAAACATTTCATCCAAAAGCTCAAATAACGAATATTGTCAGCAGTTAGAAAACCTAGATAACCTAATCAAAGAACTACAAATTAATTTAGATAGCCCCCGCAGTTCTTCACTGGTGAAAATACGAAAGCATTTAGAAGAAAAATGTCAAACTTCTTTCATTATCTGATTAACTCACCCCCTCGCACAGGCAAGGCACACAGCAAGGAGCAACTAAAAGCAATACCCCTAACTTGCAGCCTTGCCACCTCGGTGGCGGTTGCTCAAGGCTGAGCTAGGTTTGCAAGGCTTAGCACTTCACGGGGTCAGGCTACGCACTACGCAGCTACGCCTACCCCGTTCAATTTACGCCAACGCATGACCAATCCATGAATTTCATCACCAGGGCAAGCCGTGGGATTTAATTCCCTGTGAGTGTGAACTTGTTCAGGGTTCAAGTTAAATCTTTTTGTAAGAATAGTTAAAACGTTGCTGAGTGCTACTTTTTGCAAACTGTGCATACCGTAATCTTTGTTTCCGACAACGCAAATGGCGACAGAGTCAGAGTTAAAACCTAGAGTATGAGCACCGACCTCGTCAGGAAGTAAAAATTTATCATCATTCAACTTGCGACCAAGTTTTACCAAATCGCCCCACGTTCTAATCAATTCGCCTTCAAGCTGCAAGCTGTCAGGATGCAAAATAAGACGATGATATCCAATATCTCGCCAGCCCTTTGCTTTATGCCATGCTCTGAGCTGTTCCACAGTTGTATATTTTCGAGATGCCGACCAGTGAACAATTATTTTTTTAATTTCGTTCATAAATTTAAACTTGTTAACAAATAAAAAAAGGGGCTTAGCTCGCAACTAAACCCCCCTACCTTATTTCAATGAATCCACAACAAAAGAAATTACATACATTACTTATTTATCACCAAACAATGAGCAAAAATCATTCGGCAATATCTTTTATAGCATCAATGCGATTTTTTGAAAATCTCGGCAAAGTTCTAATTGTCTTGATTGCTTCAACCTTCAGAGCATAGTCAGTATACTCAGCACGGGAAGGGTGAAAACGAGAATTAATAGGATAACTAAACAATAAATAGCCGTCTCTCTTTCCTTCATAAATTATGCCTTCACTTGCGAGCTGTGCCAAGACCTCGGGGCAAATCGGGTTACATTGGTTGCGGGTTGCTCGCTCTTCGCTTGCAAGTTCCGACAATTCCGACAAGAGAATTTTTTGCGAAATCTCGGGGGGCGATACTCTGTAAGATTTACTTTCTGAGCGTTCATTTTTATTATTGCCTCGCTGTGGAGCTGAATAAGCAATCTTGGAGAGAGACAGGAGGAATACCAGCAAGCTTAAAATAATCTTGGTAATCATCAGGTACGATACGGGACGGAGAATAATTCATTGCTGAACTTATAAAACCATTATCGCAATTTGCTAAAAGTTCGCTACAGAACAATTTATCTTGATTATTATTATCGTCATAAGGGAAAAACCTTCTACGTGCGACCACAAGCCCAACATCAAGAAAAGCATATGACTTGCCAATATGTTTGTTAAGTTGGATTGGATTTAACCGAGCTTCTGGATACTCCCAAACGTGTATAACTTTTCTGTGGTTCTCCTGATAAAAATCGTAAAGTGTCAACAGCCTAACCCCATGTTGCCAGACGCTTTCTACAACCACCCAAGTATTTAACACTTTGTGAAAGTATGCGCCCGAAACGTGAGTTAACCTTTCTCTGAGCCTGCTTGTTGACTGAGTTTGTCCCGCTTGAATTGCCTGAGCAAATGCACCCCGACCGATTGAACCGATAATGTAAGTTTTGTCTTTGTCCATTTTATTAGAAGAGTTTGACAATTGAAAATCTTGTGTAAGCACTTGCAGAAATCGTATTCGCAGGCGTTAGGCTCAAAAACCTAATTACATGACCAGCAGTAAGCCAAACAGTTATCGCAAGCGAAATAAAGGCACTTACACCAGATGCCCCAAGACCCTGATTAAATACCAATAAATCACCAGAGGAAGAGGCAGTAACAACAGACGTAGCATTGCGAGTAATAGCACCATTCGCAGCTACTGCCGTGGCTAAACCCTGATCTACAAAACTAATCGCATAAAGGCCAGTCTCGTTTATCGTTATTGAATCACCCAAAGTAGCAGACTGATTAAAAGTCAATGCAGGGCTACCAGTGTCTTTAATACTGTTTGAAAAACGTCTTACCTCGGTATTGGTAGATCCAAACCCGTTACCAGTCCTCCATCTTATTTCACGGTCTGGACTTGCCCCCGCAGGGTCATTTTTCCAACCCCTTACACCGCCTGCATCAGTACCGTAAACTTTATTGTTACCTGGACTAAGTAAATCACCATCAAGCTCAGCATTACCTGCATTATTTACAATTGACTTTGCAACACCAAGCCCCAAACCCGCAGGACCCGTGTCCCCTTTTTGTCCCTGCTGAATAATTATATTTGGTGGAGGAACTTGGATAACTTCAATATTGCTCATGAAGTAGCCTCCGCTCTTGCGTTGATCGTGCCTTCAAACATCCTAATTTTCTTACCTGCTAGAGTCATTTCAATGTCATAGACATGTACACCCGTCGCCATTGCCGAAGTTGCCGTATTTGATAGAGCTACTTTAAAAACCCCATTCGGAGCGTCGGTTATTGTAATTGTGAAAGTTGCACTCAGAGCACCGGTATAATTTCCAACTTTCGCTTTTCCTTCAAAAGTTGCACCAGTGATATTGATGGGGTTACAGCTTGAATCTTTGTAATTGCAAGTTATTTCCCAATCCGTACCTTTATCCAAATCGAAAGAATAATTCTGAGCCACTTCTACACCTCCAGAAAGCGGTAAGGGTCAAGCTTCTTGTATTCAAAAGCGGGAATAGTATAAAAATCTACTGTTTTTGTCAAAGTCTCACTAATTGGGGCTTGATACCCTAAGCTAATGTCTCTATCGTTTATTGACGTAATTGGTACCGTCGGGGTACGTTCATCAACAGCAAGTAAATCAAAATTACCTGTATAAGTTTTAACAGGTTGCGTATTCGACGCAGGATTAGGGACAACAGCTAAAAAAGATTCAAAAGTATTCCCACCACCAAGAGTCGCAATAGGCAAACTAAGTGCCGTGCGATTCTCCCAGCCCTCTTTCTTCTGAACATCTTTTGAGCTACGATAACCCAGTAACCAAGCACACATAACCGCAGCTTGCAGCCTGAGGCCATGAGGCAATAGGGGCAAGTTTTGACTATTGCAGCCATCGGGCAGAGCATAACCAAACCAACCATTAATTATTATTTTTTGTCCCCAGTCAATCGGCCAGCCTTCACTATTCAGCCTTCGCAAAGTGGCTACATGGTTTTTTGGCTGATGATATTCAGTTGACAGCAAACTAACATCATCCTCAGAGATTGAATTGACTTTTCCAATGGGAAACGGCAAGTGTAGGAAAGAAGTTTCTTTAAAATAATTCTCTTTTCGGCAGTCAAATAAATTAGATGAATAATTTTGAGGGTAAAAAATAGTATTGCAATACTTATCAATCTCCCTAGAAACATGATTGATAGCGGATATTATACGAGATTGCAATAGAGGGTCTACAGTCCCCGAGAGGTTGCACTCAACGAAGACATCATCAACAGTACAATAATTATTTTCAAGTACTAGACCCATCACCCCGCCTAACTATTCAGAAGAAACACATTAACGTTATCGCCTTTTTTTATCTTGTCTTGAACTTTATAGTATTGATAAGGCAATACTATTTTTAACGTTGCGTGTTGCTTGCCAACGGTATACGAAAATTCCTCTACAGTAAACTGCAAGGCTTCATTATTAAGAATTTTCTCTAACTCATGCAAAGCTTCACGTTTTGATATTTCATGGTTACAAAGTTTGTCAATAATTTCAGGTACTCTCACCGTTATCTCTCCTATTCGTTGGTTTGCTCATCTTCTTGTTTTGCTTCTTCATCTTGTTTTGTTTCTCCTTTTGGTGATGTTGGCGATTCAGGAATTAAAACAAAGCCCTGAACCTCGGCATAAGTAGGAAGCTGAATAAATTCTTTTTCAGTCTTACCGATAAGAGTATTTATCACATTCTGAAGCTCTGCAACGGCTGAAAGCAACAAGGATAAAATTTCTTTTATGTCAGTTGTCTCAGCCTCTTTGTTTTGTTTTTTTGTCATTTTTGTCATTTTTATATCGGTTAACAAGTTTAAGCGGTGATGTTACGTGTTATTGCAACAACTTCTTTACCAGCAGCAGGAGTAAACACAGGGTTAAAGCCTGCTTTCACGTAACCAAAAATTCTATTTACGTTCAATCTTGCCATCTCTGAGCTTGATTCGGGAGTATGGACGATTAACTTAATACCTTTCATAACGCTAACTTTGAACATATCGCGGTGAACAGTAATAGCAGTTGCAAAAGTATTACCGCTTGCAGCATTGACCCCAGCAGCAGCATTGACATCTGAACGCTGAAACTCAGAGTTATAAACTGGTGTACCGCTAATATAACCAACTAAACCGCGCTCAATTTCCGCTTGTGTTCCCCACTTGGCTAACATCAAAGTTGCATCTTTCCAATCGCTAGTATTGAATAAAGTAAATTGAGATTGAACGGGGATAATAGTTGCTAGTCTAGTTAATCGGGCAGCGTATTTCTTCATTAATTTGAGTTGATTAATAATGTCAGTTGTTGCAATTGCACCCCCAGCACCAGCATTAACCAAAGTAGCAACAGCAAGAGCCAACTTTCTTAAACCTTTCCAACCCTTGCGGTAGTCAGTTGCAGCAAGCGCGGCAATGTCAGTATCTTGGTGTGTTGCTGTGTCATCCCCGTTCAAAATAGCATCATCCAGGTTACGAGACCAAGCACGGACTAAACTTTCCTGAATGATGGGAATTAAATCGACTACGCTTTGCTCACTTAAATCTACGCTGTAATCAACATAGCCCCTAAAGTTTTTATTCGTAAGTGTCGTTTGTCCGGTTGTAGTTTGGCCTATGTCGGGGGTTGCTACGTCAGTTCCAACCAACTGGAAATTAAAGTTACCTTGTAAGTTTGGTCTTTTTTCAACCATTGCATTAGTTTTAATCATTTCAAAGAGTCCGTGAATAGCGGGCATTAACTCTAAATCACGCAGCAAAGCACCAGTCAAATTAGATGGTATATATTCAAGACCCGCCCCCGCTGTGGTTGCGTCGAAATCCTTTTGCATTGCTTCTAACGCCTTGAGTCTATGATAAAACTCATCTTTAGCTTTTTCTTGTTCTAAACCTGTAAAAGCGTCTCTTCTAAGCAGTATATTTCCAAGTTGCTTTTCATGAATTGGCAAATTGCCCCAGCTTCCGCCCTCTTTAGCTGACTTGGTAGGAATTTGAACATCATTAGACACTGATTTTTTAAGGATTTTTTCGAGCGCTGATATCTGTTCAGACTCCCCGTTTGAGCGTTCTTTTTTATTATTGTCGTCGCTCGGTAGCTGTGGAGTTGCTACACCAGCAGACTTGAGAGCGTCAGCTACGGAAGACTTGATTAAAGTTTGTAACTCTGTCTTTGAAATATTGTCATCTTGCTGATTTACACCCTTAGTCCCGTACTTTGTTTTTAGTTCTGTCATTTCTTATACCCTTACCCTGTATAAGTATCAGAATATCAAACAACTTTCAAACCTGCTAATGTGCAAGAGTCATTACTAAAATCTTTTGCTTCAACCACAGCCCCAGCATTTGCAGGCACAGCCACAATAGAGATTTCATACAAATCTTCAACTTTAACAATGGCTTTTTTATCGTAAGTCCACCAACCACCAACGGAAATAGAATTTATAATGCCCTCTTTGAGTCTGTACCGCAGCGATTTAAAAGCGGGGTCATTTGTAATTGCAGCTTCAAAATATAAGCCCTTTTCATCCTCTCGCAAAAGCTCAACTTTACCCGCTATCTTCTCGACTTGATAATCATGGTCAAGCAATAGCACGGGGTTAGTTGCTAAATACTTTGTTATTGCCTCAGTCCATGCACCCTTTAGAAAGTATTCCCCATATCGGTCATGTTCATAAGTCGATGCATAACCGCTTATAATCACATCTTGATAATCATCCCCAACCTGTTTAAAACTTTTAACGGTTGCAGATGCTAATAAGTTCTTTACTTTTTTGTTCATTATTTGTTACTCCATCACCCAACGAAACACCCATCAATCTAGCGTACTCTTCTTTATCAATTATTCCATCCTGATAAGTTTTTGATACCCAAGAGGATTTTAAATTTAAATTCTCGTGTTGTGGCTTGATAAATTCAAACTTTAAATCTTTGTCAATGTGAGATATCAACTCTTTATTAATCAACTCTTCTAAACGTTCAAGAAGAGGCAACAAAGTATTACTTATAAATATTCGTTCCTGGATTTCCGCATTGGAAAAATTAACCCCATCCGTGAACCCAAGCAAAGCACCAGGCACACCGAACACGGCCAGAATATCATCCCGTGTAAGTTTAGCTTGTTCCACATCCTGAGCGTCTCGCTGTGTTGTTGCAGTTGGATAAAACCGCATGCCAGCCCAAGCGAAGAACACCTTAAAGAAGTTCTTAGTTCCTTGCAACTCCTCCAACATGGACGCCTTCATCCTTTGTCTTTGCTCGGTTGAAATGCTTGCAGCATCAGAGCTAAACACCCCAGATAATACCGTTCCGTTCTTGTAAAACTGACTTGAATAAACATCACGATTTAAGTTTTTTTGTAGTAATACCTCAGCACGTTCAACGACTCCAAGCCCAGCCGAAGGGTTTGAGGGTGAAGGGTAATAAAAATGTGCTACTTCTGAGAGTTCAAGCCTAACCCGTTCCCCGCCTCTCACCTGATATTCATAATGACTAGGAAACAAATCAGCGATTGTATAAAGCTGTACATCATTGGGAGACAATAAATAAAAACCTTCTTTACCGTTCCCAAGCCTGAGAATATAAGAATGTCCTAAGCTTTCCAGATGCCATACAATTAATTCGAGTAAATCGGGGAGACTTTGAAAGTAATTTACCTTCTTGAAATATTCAGGCACTTCAACTTCCTGACCATTACGGGTGAATTTATACTTTGTTGTTCTGACTTTGCTAGCCTTAAGCCCAATACAAGCAGAGGCAAGGGGAAGTTTTGAAGATAAATATTTGATGTAATTATTTTTGCTGACCTCATAGTAAGGCAGTGCAGGCACATTAAATATACTCGGTGTTTCTTGCTTCTTTTTGAATAATCCGAACATTGTTTTTAATCTCATACGAAACTATTAAATTTAATAGCATGTTTGGCAAGTGCTAGGCTGATAACGTGGTCATCATGAAAACCCTCAGGGGCTGAAAACTGTCTTAGTCCCGTTCGTGAAATGTTCTGTTCATAGATTCTTAGTTCGTTATGGTAATCCTCAAATTGAACAGGAATTATTATTTCACCCCGTTCAATGCTTAAAGTTAAATCGTCTATAACTTGACATTTTGATTCATTTGTAAAAATGTAAGCATGCAGCCCCGTAACTGTTTTATCTGCTAATTGTTCAATAACAGAATCACCTAAGCCCGTTCCGTCAACAGTGCAAGCGACAACTTGATATTTATTAAGAATATGGGCGATTAAATCAGTTTGTTGAGTCCAGTTAATAGTCTGGATTTTTAAAGTTTCTACTACTTCAATAAACCCGTTAACAAGTTTAACGATGGTTAATACTGTGTAATCTTCTTTGCGAGCAAGGTCTAGGCCAGCGTAATACTGTACACCTGGTTCATAGCCCGCAGGATTTTTATAAAGCTTACATTTTTCTAAGTCGGCAGCAGTCCATAAAACGGTGATTGGGTTATTGAATTTGGCACAATATTGGCGGAGAAATTCGAGGCGGGGAATAGTTTTAAAAAGTCTGTGCCATTCGTCCACGCTCACGGCAGGGTTAACAATGCTAGGGAGCTGTATAGCCTTGTAGCCCTTAACCCCTCGTTTAGCTTCTTTGTATTTTTCAAAGTACCAATTCTGGAGAGCAGGCACGCCGATAGCGACCAATTGACCTGGCCATTCCAGTAGAGCGGGTTCAAGCTCTCTAAAAGAATCATCACGAAAAAATCCCGACTCATCAATAATGACTTTTGAATAACCTTTAGAAACAAGGCTCTTAGGCTTATCACCCGAGCGAGTATAAAGTACCGAACCAAGACGGCGAAGGGATAATTTTCTTTCGCTTCGAGAATAATGGGGCTTGTATTGGTGAAGGTGTTTAAAAACTAAATCATGAGCACGTTCAAATACAGCCTTTGTTAAATCGGCAGTGGGTGCAGTTATCAAAGCACAACGCCCACCAAAAACAGGGTGAGGGGGTTTAATTAATTCGGTTACAGCTTCAAAGCTTGCAGCGTGAGATTTACCACCACGACGACCAAACAGGGCAATTAAAACACGACTTTCTAAACTTGACTTGTGAAGTTTTAATTGTCCTCGGTGTGGTTCATACTGCAAACGCTCAAAGCAATAATCTAAATTCATTCTCCCTCATACATCCCCCAGATAATTAAATCTTCAATTCCGTACGGGTATTCATCCATGCTATTCACCTCTCATCTTAAGTAAATCATCAAGTAACTCATCATCTTTTTTATTGTCTGAAGCGATTTTAAAGAGCCTTGCCACATTTGCGGTTGAAATTCTGAAAACGTCGAGAAAAGTTTGAACATTAAGATAGTTCACTTGTTGACCGTTGAGGTAGTCAAAGAGCTTTTCAAACGTCAATCGCCTTAACAAAGTATCGTACTGATAGCTCACCGAATGATAATCTTCTAAGACTTTTTTTAAATCATCATCCTTGATAAACCTTGTTTCTATTGGCAAAGCAACGGGGGCGGGTTGTGTCTTAGCTTTCTCAATCGCCTTAGATACTATATCCCGCTTATCTTTATCCCAGTTCCCCGATTTAATCCAACTTTGCACGGTTGAACGGTGCAGGGTTTTACATGCCGATTTAAAGCGGTGTTTGAGTTGCTTCAAAATTTCATCTAAGCTCAAATCCTGCATAAAAAGCTGATAAGCCTCCTTCTTTATTTTCTCTGAGTATTTTGTTTTTGTAGACACTGAAATTTTGTCGAATAACTCACGGCCTCATATCACAGTAAACCCGCAGCCCGAGCGTTGTTTTATTTTATTAGAGCCTGCATTTTGATTTTGACATGTTCAGGGCAAGGAACACCGCTAATATCAACAGGTTTGTATGTCTGCTGTGTTGTTGGCTGATGCTTGGCCTTGTACTGTGCTTTAATTGCCTGATATCGCTCAGCAAAGTTAATCAATCCCCAACTACTCAATAACTTTGATTGATAAAGCGGAGAGACTAACGCACGTTCTAAGTTTGTAATTATTGTTTCCTCAGTATCTACCTTTAACAAGTCTCTGAGATGCATCAGGCTAGACACTGGAGACGTTAATTTAACTTTATAGTTAATGAATATTCCCTTGATTCTCTCAAATGCATTTAAAAGATGAGGGGCATCAAGACCATACTTTTTAATCCGCTCGTCTTCTTTTTGTTTTTCTTTGCTTCTCTCTACTCTCCTCTTATCTCTTCTTATCTCCTCTCCTCTTAGGGTAGTTTGTGGGCTGTTTGTGGGTAGGTCTTGACCATCTGGCGGATTGCTAGGACTCTCTAGGGCTTTCTGTTTTCTTTGTAGCTCGTAAAGATATTTTGATTGATGTTTTTCCCAGTTCGTAATAATAATTTCTTGTTCTGTCAATCGGATATATTTTATTTCATGCAAAAGCTCAAAAGCTCGCTTAACTTCGTGCTCAGTTACTCGTAATTTCTTCGCTAAACCTATCAACTGATAGCGTGAAGAAATAATTACGCGCTCGCTTTTCGCTTTTGTCGCTTGACAGCGTAGCCACAGCAAAACAACAGGCAAAGAATTACATTCATCCCAAGCGGCTGTAAACTCTTCTCTATCAAGCTCATCTTCGTAGACTTTAAACCAATCGGACATACTTGTTACCACCTTTTGAACCCAGTTTGTGGCAGGTTAGAACGTCCGTTTGCAGCATGTCACAAATCAACTTTTTTTGTACTTTCCGTGCAATTTTTACAATGTTTGAGATGTATTGTTAATTAAATTAGTAATTTGTTGATTCACCTGCTCCGCACTTAACTCACCGTCACAAATTGAACCTGACCTATAACCCAGATTATAAGTAATTTCTTCCCTCTCGCCATCGGGATTAATATCTAAGCGTGAACTTGGTGACACACTACCATCTTGATTAAGTGTCCAAGCTGAGATTACATAATTTCTGGTGCTCTGTTCAACGGAAGCTGGTGACTGTAATATTACTACTCTATCCGCTTCAGAAGCTCTTCCGTCATTATTAGAGTCTTTGTAATAGATTTCGAGATTAGATAGAATTTGATCAGAACCAGGAGCGAAAAAGTCATTGGCTCTATCAGGCCCTTCTCTAGGATAAACATAAGAGTCAGCAATGGTACTGGCAAATGAGTCTGCATCAGATAAAGCACGGAAATTGTTTCTCTCAAGTAGGTCTCTGGTATTTTGAAAGACCTCGGAAAGGTTTCCATCCGTTTGAGAACTTCCACAGGCAACTCTTATTGGATTTACATCCATTTCATTTTATAAAGGTTATAGTACTTTCCCTAAGTTAAGTGTATTTTTGTTGTACTTTGATTAAGTTTATTTATTTTCTTGCATCTAACAAATTATGTTTTCACCGGCAAGGTGTCCTGTGCTCCAAGCAGATTGAAGATTATAACCACCGGTAAAACCATCAATATCCAGCACTTCACCCGCCCAGTATAAACCTTTCACCAATCGAGACTCCATTGTTTTGGGATCAACTTCATCTAAACAAACACCGCCAGCTGTTACAATTTCTTCACCGGAAGGACGAGAACCGGATATAGGCACTTTTAAGGCTGTTAAAAATTCAGAAAGCTTATGTAGTTCCAACTTACTTATTTCGGCACACGTTTTGCCGGTATTTAGAACTATTCGTTCGATTATTGTTTTTTCCAACCTTTCAGGCAATAAACCATTTAAACAATTTAAAGCTTTTCTTTTTGGGCTTCTTTGCCAAGCTTCTTTTAACCCACTCTCTACTTCATGTGGCTTTTTACCGACAAGGTTTAAGATGAGAATACATTGATTTTGAGAGTAATCGGTTCCGGCAGCTAAACTCGTAATTTTGAATATTCCCGGCCCAGTAATCCCCCAATGAGTGAATAAAAATGCACCTGTTTCTTTTACGCTCAATCCTACTTGGTTTTCTAGTTTTAATTCAATGTTTTGTAAACTAACCCCTTTAAGCTCATGCAGCCATTTTTCCTGTGTCAATAGTCCTGTAAGTGAGGGTTTTGCGGGGATAACTTTATGACCAGCCTCAACAGCCCATTGGTAAGCATCACCAGTAGATCCGGTTTTCTGATAGCTCATTCCTCCGCAAGCCACTAGAATGTTTTTCGATTCTATTAAGCTTCCGTCGATCAATTGAATTCCTAAAACTTGCTTGTCCTCTTTTGAAAATAAAAGCTTTTTAACTTGTTGGTTTAGTCTTATCTCCACTTTTGCTTTTATTGCTGCTTGAAGAAGCACATTCATAACGTCTTTTGAGCTGTCTGTAATTGGGAAAACCCTTCCGTCAGTTTCAGTCTTTAACTTTAAACCTCTGCTCTCAAACCAATTGATGGTGTCATGTTGAGTAAAGCGAGAATAAGGCCCCCACAAAAATTTTCCTCCACGTGGGTACTGAGACAAAAAATCTCTGGGGTTGCTGTGTTTATTGTTGGTTACATTGCATCGCCCACCACCCGATATTAAAACTTTCCGGCAAAGTTGAGAACCTTTTTCGAGAAGTAAAACCTTTAAACCTCTTTCCCCCGCAGTTATTGCCCCCATTAGGCCTGCAGCCCCGCCACCTATTACAATTAAATCAAAGTCATTTTTCATACCTTAATTCTACATTTTTCATTTTTTCAAACTGTTATTTATTTTCCCGCATCTAACACTCAAGCCCTTGTTGATTTTCACAACTTTCCATTTTTGCAAATACCACGTCAAGCTCTTTCTAAAGCCGTAAGAAGACCGTAAAATTAAAAAATAGCCATTCAACCATTATACCTGACAAGGTAAGAGATGATTAAGCAAAAATTTGTTTCTTATATTCGTGTTTCAACGGACAAACAGGGCGATTCCAAGTTGGGTATTGAAGCACAGCAGAGAATAAATCTTGCTTTTATAAACAGTGTTAATGGTGATTTGATTAAAGAGGCCATAGAAATCGAGACCGGTACCAATAAATCAAGAGTAAGCATTAAACATGCAATAAGTTTTGAGAGTTTATTGAAAAATCGACCTGTATTAAAAGATTTAATTGAATTCTGCCAAAAAGAGCGAGCTACTTTAGTAGTCAAAGATTTATCTCGTTTAGGAAGAAATCAATTGTTGATTAGTTTTCTCATTCAAGCCGGTATAAACTTTGTTTGTGCAGATGCACCCTCTGATTCTCCTTTTATTTTGCAGATTAGAGCGGCTGTTTATGAGGAAGAAGCAAGATTAATTTCAAAACGAACTATCGAAGCTTTACAGTCTAAAAAAAATCGAGGTGAAAAGCTGGGGAATACTGAAATTCTTGATCAATATAGAGGAGCACAGGCTCAAATTAAGAAAGCTGAAGCTATTAATTCTTATTCTCATTTACAGCAAAGAATAATAAGAATGAGAGGAAATAAACTTAGTTTGAGGAAGATTGCTGAAGAGCTCAATTTAGACGGTATCAAGACCCGACAAGGAAAAGATTTTCACGCAAAAACTGTTAAAAGAATAGTTGATCGTCTTAAGCCATAGTTTTTAAGAATTATTGAATTTTGTGTAATTAGGGTAATCCCTCAAAAATATGGGTATGTAATTCATACAACTAACTGATTCTCTTAATTCAAATGAGCAGTATCACTACAAAGCAGACTAATCCAGAAGTAAAATACGTAATTAAGCAAAAGCCAGCTAACCAATTTCGCTTTCCGTTAGTTCCGATTATGTTGTGTGTTGTGATTTGCTTGAATATTTATTCATTATCAAACGAAAATAAAATTATCAATATCTTAAATACTCACACTAATGCACTCTCAAGCCTCAGTCTGCAGATTCAAGGAGTATACACTGCATATTCTGAAATGAAAGAAAACCTGCTTCAGGACTTAGACCAAAAGATTGCCAAACAATTTAAAAAGATTGCATATGGTGAGTATATAAAAAGAAGTAAGAAAAAGAAAACTTTGAAAAGCGTTGTTATTGCACCAAAAGTTATAAAAAATGACATTGCAACACCTGCTGAAAGTCCAAGGTCACAAGTTGCTGTTGAAGAACAAATAAATGATATTGAAAATAGAGAACTTGAAATTATGAATACTGTCTTCAATGCACCTACAGAAAAAAAGCAAGAGTCTGTAAATTCTGTTAAAGATTCATTTAAAAAGGCCCATCAGCTCTATACACCAAGAGTAATTCATGATGAGGAATAAATAAATTTACTTTAATTTGCTTTATTTATTACAATTTACTTGTGGGTAAATTTAAAACATGGAATTATCTAACAGCATAACTTTATTAATAGCCATAGGTACTCAATTGATGAGTGCTTTGGGATTGTTTTGGTCAATCACTAATTCCTTTAACACCAAATTGGATGCTTTTAGACAAGAAGTTACCAAAGATATACAGGATGTAACCCGTGAAATTAATGAATTAAAGATAGAACAAGCTAAACAGGGTGGTGAATTACATCGTCTTAACGATAAAGTCGAATATATTTATAAATTTTTACCGACTCCAAAATTAGCAATTCAGCAAGACAAAGAAGTTTAAATATTTTTATGCATCAAACAAAAATAGCTTTAGTCAATGGACCAAATTTAAATCTGCTTGGAGAAAGAGAGCCAAGTCAATATGGTACTTTTACCCTTAAAGAATTAGAAGAGAAACTTGTAAAAAAAGCAAATGACTCAAATGTTGAACTACAATGCTTTCAATCCAATATTGAGGGAGAGATTATTAATTTTATTCACAACACATTTAAAGATAGAGCGGGCGGTTTAATAATTAATCCGGGTGGATACACTCATACAAGCGTTGCCATTCGTGATGCGATTTCTGCAACAAAACTACCCACAATTGAAGTACATATTTCAAACGTATACAAACGAGAAGAATTTAGACACCATTCACTTATTGCACCAGTCTGCATCGGACAAATAGCAGGATTAGGAATGCATGGTTACTTGTTAGCCTTAGAATTTCTTGTTGAGTACCAAAAGACTAGTTCCAGCACCTGAACTTTAGTACCTCAATACATTTAATGAATCTTTAACTTTTCTGATAAAGCTTGTCAGAAGCCAACATTCACCTTACATAAAATTAACTTTATACACCTTTAGTCTTTTATCAACCTTTCCGATAAATAGCTTTGGGGCATAATGTTCATGACCTAAGCACTAATACATATCTAGGAGTAGCTTTTAATGCTCAATCTAATTTTAGGTTTCTGTTTGTTCCTCTCAGGGCTCCATTTCGATGGCGGTACCAGCGCACAATTGGGTAGTGGGTTTGGTTCCGTAACACCTGTTGTTGGGGGAACTTCCGAGGGACCTTTGAATGATCTTTTGGTTGCTGTTAATGATTTAAGCATGGGCGAAGAATCATTGGACTCAACTAATCCTGAACCTCTTCAACAAAACGAGGCAAACAACAATCAAGACTATGTTGCAAACCTCGATGACATGGAAGACGATTTGGCAACTACTAACTACGAACCTCAAGCTGCTCCAGCTGGATGTGGTCCTGTAGTTAGAAAGTGTCAACCAGTAGCTCGTTGCTGTAAACCCAAGCCAGTAGCAAGATGCTGTCAGCCTAAGCCAAAAACCTGCTGCCATAAACCGATGGTCAGAAAGTGCCAGCCGGTAGCACGTTGCTGCAAACCCAAGCCAGTAGCAAGATGCTGTCAGCCTAAGCCAAAAACCTGCTGCCATAAACCGATGGTCAGAAAGTGCCAGCCGGTAGCACGTTGCTGCAAACCCAAGCCAGTAGCAAGATGCTGTCAGCCTAAGCCAAAAACCTGCTGCCATAAACCGGTAGTTAGAAAGTGTCAACCAGTAGCTCGTTGCTATGCACCACCCGCACCTGTTGGATGTGCACCTGCTAGAGTTCCTGCTCCTGCTGGATGTGGGCCGGCTGTGAGTAACTATCACCAACCAACTCAGTCCGCTGATGAACTTGATGATGTTGCTCCTGCAAGAGAACCCATTAGCAGTAGCTCTGCTGCAATTTGGTAATTGAGTTACCTAGCTTAGAAATTAAACCTCATTTGTTTGTTCAAGTGGGGTTTTTTTATTGCAAAGTTAAAAGTATTAGTTATGAATTTCCTCATAATCAAAATCACCACGTTTCTTTGTCTGCAAATTTTAAAAGCAAGATAATGACTTTGGATAACGCATATTGTCTAGTAGTGTTATTATTTTTTTGTTTTTAGAAACTAAATTAATGCGAGTTGCTAATTTTCAGCAGTTACTTCTTTTCTCGCCTGTGCAGTCCAGAAGAGTTTATCCATTAAACCAACAAGATACCTATTCTAATAACTCAATCAATTCTTTGTCAAAGGATTCAAAAAGTGATTTTGATAATCTTCTTGAAATATCCAAAACTTATTGGTGGTTTTTAGTTGCTGCATTAATTACAGTTGGCTCTCTAACTTATTTTGTGGTT